TATCCGGACTGCATATTACAGTTTTTAGTGGATCATGATATACTGATACTAAATCATCCGCCTCTAGTTCAGGAACATATGTAAACTTCCATTTTTGTTTTAGATATTCTTTAATTGCTGGAAATATAATTGGTTTATCACCTCGTTTTCTATTGTATTTATATGGTTTTGTAGTTGCTATATTGTATCTAAAGCATTTACCTTGTGTTAGAAAACCTGCGTAGTGCGTACATCCAGTTATATTAAGCATTTGAGTAATTCTCATATCTATTCCTTCTAAAGCTTCTTCTAGTGTAGGTTTACTCATCTCATAATATATAAGACTGTCACCATCTATCAAAGCTATCTTTTCATCTCTATTCATTTTTTTAAATTTTAAAGTAAACGATATAAAGGGATGCGCCCCGGGTTCAAACCAGGGCCCATAGAGTTAGCGCATATGTTAACTCAGAACCTTTCCAAGAAGTAACATCCCTTTTATATCTTACCAATTAAACACTAGCTACAGAGCATTGATCTCTGCAACTTCCCTGTCACACTGAGCTTTACGTTCAGACTTTTCTTGCACTGCTTTTGCGCGCATGTCATCCCATTCAGCATCTGTCATAGCCGCATAGCTAGAGCTGTGGTAAATAGAGCCATTCACACCTACTAAGGATGAATGAACAAAATATTGCTTACATCTAATAGCTCCGTCTTCATCACAAGGCACTGCCCCGATATGCATAGGATCTACAAAGATATTGTGAATTTCTCCACTATAAAAAGCAATATATTTTAGACCACCAATATGAAGCCCCTTAACACATGATACTGTATCATTAACGTTAACTTGACTCCAATCAGCTAGTCTGTGGGTACAACCTACTTTGATAAAATGCTGTGGATTTGCATAACCATTTTCACCTTCGCAAAAGAATGCATCACCGCTGCTACCCATAACAGCTGGTTCAAACAATCTATCTTCTACGTGTTCTGGTAATCCATCACCTTCTATCTCACCTGTGTCTACATTAAACGTTCTTTTGTAACGATCAACTTGTTCACCGGTTTCTGCGTCATACTTATGAAGCACTTCTCTAGAGACTTTGTAACCATTTAGTAATCCCTCATGGGTGATTTTCATTTGGTACATTGTAGCTCTTTTAGAAGCTGCTTCATCAGTAAGACCCTGCTCTATAAGTTCATCTTTGTATTTTGGATGCACATATTGCATATTTACAAAATTAAAGAATCTGTTACAGAAATCGTTCCCGTGACCTTGCTTCATTTTTCTCCACAAAATTGGGTTACGTAACCATCTAGTCCACATTTTAACTAAAGGCATAAAGTCTAGCTCTTTATCTAAGGATTCAAATATTCTGTCTACTAACGCTTGTGGCATAGGTATCGTTGATACCACACCATTATGCTTAAGAAAGAATTCTCCTGTAGCCTTGTTAACATGAATGTATTCACACTGTGTTTCAATAGTTTTAGTGTAATCTACAACACATAAAGGAGCAAACTCCTCCATAACTTTGTTATAGTTTTCTATAGTTGTTACTGTGTTTGCCTGATCAGCAAGTCTTTGCATACTATCATACAGCTCTTTGCTGTAATCTACTGTGAATGGCGTATCACCATAACTTCCACAGATTTTGTCTTCAATAACATTAATTGTAATCATAATTTAAATTTAATTGGTTAAAAAATATACCGTATTGTATTCCACGGTATCATTGAGTTGTGTAATTCTTTGAATTGTCTAATATATTCAGATTTCATTCCAAGTTTATATCTAACATTTTCTCCTCCATATTGTGAGCGCTTCAATTCTTGTTTATCTAGAACCCATAAATCTACTTCTGTTTCTGGGTGTCTACCTATATTTACTGTGTGCTTCTTAAAATTGTGAGTCAAAAATATACATTCTGATAAAACTTGATCTTTATACGTAACATAATCATTCATCATGTCAAATACATATTTATAATCTTCTAGCCATCCATCATATACAATAATAGGGCTATAATTAACATGTACGTCGTATCCAGCATCTATAAATGCATCAATAGCTTTTATTCTATCAATAATTTTACTAGTACTTGGTTCGTGTAAATCTGATTTATGCTGAGGCATAAGACTAAATCTAACCCGTATTTTACCTTCAGGATTAAACTTAGTTAGGTCAGGATTTACAAACTTAGTTGCAAAACTGCCCATAGCTACAGGATGTGTTTTGAAAAAGTCAAATATCCTTTCCCAATCATGATACTTAGCATGCAACGCAAAATCCTCGTTGCAGCTAATATCATAAGTAGTATATTCTGGATGAGTTTGATTAGGCTTGTCTACAGGTGTAAAATACGCATGATTATTAATCTCAGTTAATATATCACCAGTATTTGTAGCTATAGACAAACCTTTATCTTTATGACGCTTCATATAACAGTAAGAACAATTATACAAACATCCGTATCCAAAACTAGGAGATATAAAGTCTGTAGATCTACCAGAAGCTCTAATCTTAAAAGTTTTCCTTATATCTTTAGTTATCAGTTTTCCCATGTTTCTCTAGCTTTAGCTCTTAGATAAACTCTAACTTCTTTCTCAAGCTCAGCAGACATACTACAGTCTCTGCTTTCAAGGCACAACAGTTCATCTAACATTGGTTTAACATCTTCTGCAAATTCTACTATATTATCATACTTAGCTAATATACTCAAATCAGCAGCTTTAGCCGCACTAATATCTGACAAAACAAACAATTCTTTAGACTTTTGCGCTATTAAATCTTCATCATCACACTGTGTCACAAACTTTTGAAATTCAAATAATTTATCCATATGACTAATTATATCTGGAGCCATATTTGCAACTTTTCTGTATTCAGCCAGTGAATAATTATCATGCCTCAAATCCATGAGTTCACAATAATCTTCTTGTAGTTCAGGGTGTATACATTTTAAACCTTGCATAAATTTAAATTTATTTATTTTCTCTAGCTTGTGTGCTGTGTAATATTTAATAAGTGAATTGTCCATAGTGTATCCGTTATTATCTGTTAATTGTAAAAATAGTTCATCAATGTGTTTGACATTAGGGTTTTGTGTAATAAACTTAACCTTATTTTGACTAACACGTATTAGTTGTGGTGTATCCCATCCTTGTTTAGGATTAGCCCACTCATAATACTCGCCTTTGTGCTGCCACTGTAAAAATCTAACTGGCGGATGCTCATACCAGTAAATAGGATAGCTTGAAGACTCTTTTTGATTACCATTGTCATGCCAAGAAGCGTTTGGATAAACTTCTTTAAAATGTGGAGAAACCTCTTTAAGTAATAAAGCAGCTGCTCTCATTTTACCCTCATCTTCTTTAGTGCAATAATAAATACGATTAGAACTATCCATAAGATCTTTTGCTTTAGGTTCTATCTTTTCTAAAGTTAAGTTATCATCTTTTAAATGGTCCCATCTAAGAGTATATGCTACCATCCGCTTTTCTATTTCACGGCGCTCTGCAGCTGTTAGATTAGAATATTTAGCTTTTTCTAATTGCTCTTCTTCTATATCTTTACATTTTGCAATAAACTCTTCAGATACTTCTATCTCATCATAGTTTTTGTACCACTCAGACTCTTCAATAAACTTAAGAATTACTGCTCGCTTAGCGTTAACTCTACCTTTCTCAGTTAAAAGTTTTATCTGCGCATCACCTGTAGCCTTAAGTATATCTTCTCTAAATTTAGTATCTAAATCTTCTAAAGTATAAGTACAAACTTTATTATGACTATAACTAGACTCTGGATCTTCCATAAGATACATGTCTTTGTATTTACTAAATTGCTCTTCTCTAGCATAAAAATGTTTAGGATCAAAACTATTCCAATCTTTTACTGGCTCTCGTTCTATAGTACTATTTATTAAAACTGGCTTCATAAGCTTTAAGCCCTCAAATAATTTAGTTATACTCTCATATTTAATTCTAGGATCAGGCCCAAACTTAGGTTTAATCTGATCTTTATCAATAATACGTGAAAGTTTACTTAAAATTAGATTGCCACCAGTGTCTCCAGCTATAATAGATCTACACTTATCAATCCATTTTAGAAAGTCAGTTTCTTCTAATTGTTTCTCTACCATATCACTAGCTTCTAAAGAGGCTGCTTGAATTACACCTTTAATGTATTTCTTAGTAGTTTCGTTCCATATAACTTTCTCACGAGATGGAGTAACATCTACACCCTCTTGCAATACAGTTTCTGTACCGTCTTCATTAGTAACTACCTGTCTAGTTGGACACTTAAAAGCAACACAACCGTACATTTGTTCCATTTCTAACTCTTTGAAATCAATATAGCCGTAGTTAATACCTGTAGAAGCATCTTTGTCTTTTACAAGAACAATATGAGGCTTACTAAAATAGTAACTATCACCAACTATTATATTTTTAGAGTTGTAAAGTACTTCAGTTTTAAAATTAACGTTTCTTGTTTGCTCTTCTTCGTCTTTAATTTTAAACTCAACATTATTAAAATACATTAGCTGCTCTTCAATAGCATCTTCAAATTTAGTTCTGTTATGACGCTTTACACCAAACGATATAGTAGTTTGATTTACTTTATTAGAGTACTCATAATATACTTTAGTACCATCGCTAAACGTTATAAACTTATTCTGCATACCTGTTTTTACATTAAAAGCTGGTATAATAAAATCAGTCTTATAGTTATAACAGTTACATTTAAATCTCATACCATTATATATAGTTTCTATAGTATAAAAATCTACACCGGTTGATAATGCAGCTTTTGCACCAAGACCAAAGGCACCAAAATTCTCACTGGTATTTCTTTTCGTAGAATAACCCAGTTCCAATATACCTTCTAAACGTCTTGCTCCAATACCTACACCATAGTCAGTTACTGCAAACGTGTCACAATACCCAACACCTTCATTTTGTGTATATAATAGATCAATATGATTTTTATCGTGTTGTAAATGTGTTAAATTATAATAACTTTTATCAAAATTACTATCTTCATACTGAGCACCGTAACGCTCAATATAATAATCTTCAACTTTCTTTTTACCTGTTAATATTTCTATAGCTATTTCTTTCTCACGTTGAGAGTCACATGCATTGGTAACAAGTTCTCTAATCGTAGATTGTATTGGCATAGAATATTGTGTTGACTGAAGAATGTCAAATACCATTTTCTCAGCGCCTTTGTTAATTTTCTTTGCTATGCCGGCGCTACCTTGCATAGGCTTATCAATAGTTTTAATACTCATAAAATTTGTGTTTAATTGGTTTATACTAGTATCCCATATCACGCATCTCATCCGCTCTCGCTTCTGCAATGTCGTCTAGCCTTTGATTTCTATATTCATAGTCAACCATAGGTTCATCAAAATGTTCTTTACATTTGGGATTGTCACATTGGTACATCTCACATCCACATGGGAATGTTACTTCGCTGTATTCATAGCCACAGCAAGGGCTAACATTATTAGCCATAATTTAAAGTGTTTAATTAATTAATATATTATAGTTGCTTGATCAGCTCTATAACCTCATCGACCTGTGCCTTATTTCTTGGCATAAATAATACATAGTGATGATTGTTATCTTTAAGATGTCTCTTAAATAGTTTCCATCTCAACGGAAAAGACTCATTGGCATAGCCTTTTGTTTCAATGATAAACTTACCATTAGGATCAACAAAATCTGGAGTATAAGTTATAGCCCGTATTTTGCTGCCTTTGTTATAAAGTTTTTTAGAGGTACCTTCATAGCATGCTTGAGGGTATACCAAAGGATCAAAGATTGTAAATGTATGCTCTTCGTACTGTACTTCCACATCAGCCTTTTGTAGACCTTTATAGCAATAAAGTTCTAAATTAGACTGAAATGTCTTACCATCATACTCACTTTTCTTAGCATTCCTTACTTTACTACGTCTAGGTTTACTTCTAGCTTTTCTCTTCCAGGCCATAGCTCATCACATTTGTTTGGAGGTACCCTTCCAGTCCTCTATTCTTACTCCATATAAAAGCTTGACCACATCTAAGTGTTCCTACATAACCCTGTGTTTTATGCCAAGCATCGTTAGCACAAATAGATGGTATAAATCTAACTTTAGTTCCCATGTATTCATTAAGCATTTCTTTATGCTTATGTCCACAATGTACTTCCCTAACTTTAGATCTACTCCACATAGCAGGTTGTTCTGTAGCAATTAAGAGTGGTAACTCTTGCGTTTTCTCCTTGTCTCCGTGTGTAAACATGATCATGTTTATACCATATTCATAATATTTACGTGTGTCTAGACCATTGTCTATATTAACGTTCTTATTATTATGATATAAAGCATCTAAAACTTCTCCCACATAGAACATACGTTCAAAATCATGATTACCTTGTATTACAACCACATCTACCGGGGCAAACTGTGTTAAATAATCAATTGCTTTTGTAACTAAATGCCAGTATCCTCTAAAAGATTGACGCCATCGCATACTATCTTGTTGAGGTGTGCCTTTAGTTGTAGCTCTGCTCATACCTTCTGAATTTAAACCATCATTACCAACCGGTAATAAAAATCTCTCTATATTTAAACCATCTGCTTTCCTATGTAAATCTACAATAGCTTGCATATAATGTTTCTCTATAGTATCTGAAGGTTCATCAGTAATTTTACCGTAGTGTATATCCGGTAGTGATATTTCATACAGCACAGGATCTTTTGGCTTTGTATATTTAATCTTACTTACTTTAGGGGATCTATTTTTTATATAGTCTAGTAACTCATCTTTAACCTGAGGCTGTTCATGCCACTGATTGTGTGTAACAATACTATAACGTTGTTCACCATTAAAGTTTTGCCAAAATTTAACAGACTTTACATCTGCCATTGTTAATCCGTTATCTAATAAATGTTTTGAAAATGCTTGGCTTTCGCTAAGCTCATGGCCATTATCATTATTCATGCGCTCTTGTACCCACTCTTCTGAGTTTACAAGTTTTTTACAATCTTTAATAATAGCTATGTCTACTTCCCATTTGTCAGATAGCCACTGTGCTCCTTTTTTTAACCACCCTTTTTGTTTCCTAAATTTTTCAATAATTTCTTCTCGATTCATTTAATATGTTTTTAAGTTCATTAAAACTACACATCTTTTTAACTAAATCTGATGGATCTTTAGACTGATAGTAATCAGGTATGTAGATATTATTAAAACCATACAAGTCACAAATCTTTTTAGCCATACTTTGGCCTGGATTTGTTACTTTGTCGAAATCATTGTCGTATAAAACATCTATTTTAGTAAATCTAGCTTTTAAATCTTTTACTAAATTTTCTGAAGGTATTTGCATCTCGCTTTGTAGTGCAATTGCATGATAGCCTGCTGCATGTAAACACATAACATCTTTGAGAGATGAAGTAATGATAAGTCTCTCACCTTTATACGGGAGTTGGTTATAGCCTTGTACATCTGTCTTTTTTGTATTGCTTAACCACTTATTTGTTTCTTCATAAGGAGAATAAATTTTATATCGATTTTTGAATCTAAAAGCATAAGTCACTGATTTACAAGTAAATCTAGTACTGTTAACCCAGAAATGACTTATAGGTTCAACGCCAAACATAAGTAATATTTGTTTACTAACCAAATATTGAACCCAAAACTTTGCATCGTCTCTAGTCCATTGCCGACGTTTCTTTCTAATAATAACTTCAGTCTTAGTATAAGAAGGCACTTTATCTTGTCTATAAGCCATAAGACCCATAGTAAATCTTATGCTGTCTTTTTTAGAACTAAGGTTAAGATTAAAGTCATTGTCGATAATATTTAACGCAGAGTAGAAATCACAATTATATTTAAAC